TTTTATTGTTGTAAATTTAATAATATAATCAATATATCAACAGAAAAGATAATCAATTTTTCAGTTGAAAAAAGTGAAAAATAAGTTTATTCTAATATATGATCAAATTCATACCAATAAAATCATATATTAGAAAATTTAATGGATATATCTGATCACATAAACCCTACTGATACAAAATATATTTCATTAGGTTCAACTTGTTGCATTTCTTATCAGTTACAACAATTAAATTTAAGAAATAAGGCATATCCTTTTGACTGGATAAGAACAAAATCTCTAAAAAAAGTAATAAAATGTTTAGAAAGTTCATTTGATGGATTTACAGACCTTGAATATTTAGATATAAAAAAAGAATTTACATTTCAAGAGTCAGATGATTTTAGATTAGATGCTGTTACTGGAATAATTTCAGCAAAAAATAAATATAATATGACTTTTTTGCATGATTTTGCAAAAAATAATATAGATGATAAACCAAAGGTAATAGACAAATATAATAGAAGGATTGAACATTTTTATCAAACAATTAATGATCAATCTATAAATATAGTATTTGTTAGATATGATACATCTTATAATGAAAAAAATATATTTGATCTAATTAAAATATTGGATCAAATATCTAAAGCTAATTACAAATTATTAGTAATTATAAATACAATCAAATCAAAACTAATTCAACCAAATCCAAAATTAATAATCAAACAAATAGATTCACATACGGACGATTGGAAATTGGATAATATTGATTGGAATATTTTATTTAAAATTTAATAAAAAACAATTTGTGACACAATCAATTTTATACATATAAACATAAATAGGAAAATCAACAAAAATAATCTAATAAATATTTTTTTCAAAAACTGATAACTATTATTTAAATTAACATTTTCTAATTCTAATTGTTTGATCATATTTTGATGAGAATTTATATTTTTTTTAAGTTGATCAATTAAATATATATCTTCTTTTTTTTTAGATTCAGTATCTGATATGATAGTTTCTATTAATTTTGTTTTTGAAATAATTTCTGAATTTAAGTGATAAAATTTTTCTTCAGAATATTCCGTTTTGTAATCATTATATTTTAAATTATTAGTTTCTAACAGAAGTAGTAAATTGTTATATAAATTATTTATTTTTATATTCTCTGTTGATAGATTTTTATTTTCGGTTGATAATATTTCAATTTGTTTATATGCTGACTCGTTTATTGATTTTAGAGAGTTTATTTTATCTGATTTACTATCTGACTGAACTACTAAATCACTAATTTGGGTATTTAATGATTCAGTACTTTTTGTAAATGCATCTTGAAGTTTTTTATATTTGCTATGTAGAATATTATAGTTTTTTGCTTTGGTCTTATAATCTGATACTGATTCAAAATATTGTTTTATTTTTGTCTCCAAATAAATTTTGTTATCTGAATTTGTATCAACATAAAATTTATTATTTATACTATCATAACCTGCATCCAATTTATCAAAAATTCCATCAAATGATATTCCCATTTTTAAATGCAATTGTTCTTCTTTATTTAAATAATGATTTAATACTATCAATTTATAAATTGTAATTTCATCTGAATTTAAAATTTTATTGGCGATTATATTTGTATCATAATGATATGTGTATATTTGTAAATTATATAAATCAATATCTGAATCAGTTTTAGGATTTGTATAAAATGAGATGATTGGATATTCATTTTCTTTAAAAGCTATATGATTGATATTTTTATTATTAAAATTTATACTTTTTACATATTTTGTTTCGGTATTAGGAATTGGTAAATATATATCATCTAAAATTACTCTTCCAAAATCATCTGATTCTTGATTATCTGTATTTTCAGTATTTAAAATATTATCAAAACCAGAATCATATTTTTGTGTTTTAGTTATATTTGTTATATTTGTTATATTTGTTAATAAAAGTTCATTAAAACTCATTATTTAGATTATTTAGATTATTTTAATAAGATTATAAATTATTAAAATAATTTTAACACATATTCAGATCAATAAATGGAATTAAGTACCTATCGTATTTAGGTTTATTTATTAAGCTTAGAAACATCATCTGAATTATTTGAAAGATAATTATTTATTCGGATGAGACAAGATAGTCGATTTCATCAACGTCGGTATCAACTAAAGCTTCATCATCTGCAATTTGTGATGACAATGGTGTTTCTCTAACTAGTAGTTTTTTTTTTTAATCCTTACTATCTCTAATACCACTTGTGATAGATATAGATTTTATTGCATCAACAGCACTATTTGAAGTAGTAGAAACTGGTCTTTTATGTTTATGAGGTTGTTGTTTAGTAGATTTATTTAGCTTATATTGGGATAATTTTGTGAACAACTCATCTAGTCGTTTATTTGCAGCATCAGTAGCTTCCTGATTAGCTTTTTCAGCATCCTGTTTAGCTTTTTTAGCATCCTGTTCAGCTTTTTTAGCATCCTGTTTAGCTTTTTCAGCCCTACGTTTATTCTCGCGTTGAGTCACAATTTCTGCACACATTTGTGCAATTATTTCTAAAAATAACTCAAGATTGCTTATACGGGCGAGAGCATCACTTGTTATATCTTCAAGTTCATCTAATTCTTCATCTTGATGGCCATCATATTTTTTTTGTTCTTTTTCTTTATTATCAAATATTTTAGCAAGCATAAGATCAGCTTTGATTCTTATACTTGCTTCTTCTTTATCGGCTTCGCGTCTATCACTTGCTTCTTGATCAACGGCTGCTACTCTTGCACTTGCTTCTTTCGCATCGCCTTCGCGTCTTTCACTTGCTTCTTTTTCAACGGCCTCGCGTCTTTCACTTGCTTCTTTCTCATCGGCTGCTTTTCTATTAGTTCTTTCATCACTGATTATAGCTGTTAATTCATCTTTAACACGGTTAGTTTTAGCGTCTACATGTATTACGTCACAATGAGTATGATTTAGTGCTCTAGCTAATTCTTCGTCATTAACAAATAATTGCTTATTGATAACACGCTGATTATTTAGTTGAGTATCTACATTTTCTCGTTTATTATATGACTCCCTAACAACATTTAAAGCAGCATCTAAAGCAGCATTTAATTCATTATTTTGTTTGTTGTCATCATAATGTGGATATGTGGGTTTATCATAGCCAGTAGTGCGGTCACCATAGCCAGTAGTGCGGTCACCATAGCCAGTAGTGGGTTTTTCTTTATTTAGCCAACTCATTTTCTTTAATATATAATACTATTATATAAATTTTTTTTGAAACAGGTATGAATTTTTATTTTTATTAACCATCTATATAAGAAAAATTATTATTTAAAAAATAAGTACAATAACGATTACTGGCATTTGCAAAAATATTGAAAAATTTTCCTGGAATTTAAAGTTGATTTAAAGTAAGCCTATATATATTAAATAAATACTTATAAGAATAATTTAATGAGTAATACATCTAATAAATGTCATCTACCTTGGGTAGAAAAGTATAGACCTGAAAATCTAACAGATATTATATCTCACAAGGAGATTATCAATACCCTAAGCAATTTAATATCAAATAATAAAATTCCACATATGATATTTTATGGACCACCAGGTACAGGAAAAACTACAACTATTTTAGCATGTGCAAAACAAATATATGGACCAAATTATCGTTCAATGATTCTAGAATTAAATGGTTCAGATGATCGCGGTATTAATGTTGTCAGAGAACAAATAAAAAATTTTTCGGCAACCGATTCTAAAATCCCAACTATGTTCGAATCAAATAATGGTTTCAAAAGACCAAATATTAAATTAGTTATCCTAGATGAAGCAGATGCAATGACATATGATGCCCAATTTGCTTTACGACGTGTAGTAGAATCATATACTGACTCAACCAGATTCTGCTTAATTTGTAATTATTTGACAAAGATAATCCCCGCCTTACAATCCAGATGTCAGATGTTCAGATTTGCACCAATTGGTAATGAAGATCATATTAAGAAGATAGATACGGTAGTAGATTTGGAGCAGATTCAGATAGAACACACAGCCAAAGAGAAGATTGTAGAATTATCGGAAGGTGATATGAGAAAATCACTTAATCTCTTACAGAGTTTGTATATGATAAATTCACAAAAGGAATCAACTCAAAATTTAATAACATTGAATTCTGTTTACAAATCAATTGGTTATCCAACTGATGAAGAAAAAGAACAAATTGTTAATTCATTAAATGGAAAGGATTTATCAACTTCATATCAAATTTTAAATCGTTTACAATCTGAAAATAGTTTATCAAATCAGGATATAGTAAGAGAAATATCATCATATTATGGAAAAACATACATACAATCTTATAAAGAATTAAGATCAGCAAAAATAGCAAAATCAAAAAATCCAAATCAGACAATTAGAATGGGTTTAAAAGAACAGAGAAAATTAATTGACTTACTTGATGGGTTGGCAAAGATAGAAATGAATTTATCAACAAATACAAATCCAAATATCCAACTTCTGGCAATAAGCTCAGTTATTAATAATTATAATAGATAAAAATCTATGGTTTAATTATTTAGTAATTTTTTTCAAAATATATTTTGTATATTTTGAAAAAACTCAATTTAATAAAAATATCCTAAAATTATCCTAAAATATCCTAAGCAGTAGCTGCTTCTAAATATGCGATTAGATCCTTTCTTTCTGATTCTTTTTTTATTCCGGCAAATACCATTTTTGTTCCTGGTATCTTTTTCTTGGGATTTTCGAGATATGTAAATAGATTTTCCTCGTTCCATACAATACCACTATTCTTATTCGCATCTGTATAAGTATAGTTTGGTGCTTTGCCTGATTGTCTTCCAATTAAACCATTTAAGTTCGGTCCTGTTTTATGTGCTCCACCTGCTTCAACCGTATGACATTGTGAACATTTTGCTTTAAAAATTTTTGCTCCTTTTCCTGCGTCTTCCATTTTATAAATCTTTGTCTAATATAATATTAGTGTTAGAATAAAAATTGTAAAAAGGTAACAATTTTATACTATAATTTTATTTATAAATTTAAATGAGCAAATTTAATATGAGCCAAAATCCGATGAGCCAAAATTCTGATTAGCCCAAAATCTGATGAGTTAAAATTATTTAACCAGAATTATTTATTTTTTCATTTATTTGATCTAATGTATTTTTAGCAGCATTTAGTTCTAATTGTGAATCTATTACTATTTTATTCGCATTATCTTTGCTATTTTGTGCATTATTTAATCTTATACTTAAATTTTCAACATCTAATAATTTACTATTCTTTAATTGAATTTTGCTATTTAGATTATTATTAATATCTTTGATTAATGATTGATTATTTTTAACAGATTTTTCCAAATTAGTCATTAATTGTTGTCTATCATTATAATCATTATTAATTGCATCATATTTTGATTTTATAAGATTTACTGAATTTGCTAAATTATCCTTGGTAATGAGTTTATCATTATAATCATTATTAATTGCATCATATTTTGATTTTATAATATTTACTGAATTTGCTAAATTATCCTTGGTAATGAGTTTATCAGAATGAAATTTTGTTAATTCATTCTGTTTATTAATTGATCTATCATAATTTTCCTGTGCTATTCGCAATTGCTCTAAATATTTTTCAGATTCAGATATAATATTAGTAAGATTTGAAAATGCAATTGTAACATCGTTTTCTGCAACACTGAGATCAGATGTTTTCTGTTTTAATTCTGTAGATGTATTATCAAGTTCTGCTGATGATAGAATAAGATCAGATGATACTTTTTCAAGATCAGATTTTTCTTTATTAAGATTAGATGTTATATTTTCAAGCTTCGATGATACTTGATTAAGATCAGATGATACTTTTTCAAGATCTGCTTCTTCTTTATTAAGATTAGATGTTATATTTTCAAGATCTGAATTTAATTTATCAACATCAGCCGACACTATATTATAAAGTTTTGTAGCTTCATTTGATTTTGATTGAATAGTATCGTACTCAGATAACAAACTATTAAAATTAGTTTTATTTTTTTCAAATTCATTTGATTTATTAATAAAAACAATCAATGCTTGTTTTTGTTCTTTATTTAATTGATTTGTTATTAAATTTGTTTTTAAAGCATTCAAATTGTCATTTAAGGTTTCCAACTCTTTTGTACTAATATCTAATTTTGATTTTAGACTAGTTAAAT